CCCACCCAATGAAATCAAGCACTTACAGGGTGAATACATCATATGGCCGCCTTCACCCCGCACTTTGGAACCGTTCCAAACTGCCGCCTAACCCCTTGAACCGCAACGGCAAAAAAACTTGTTGACACCGCCAAACGGCTGTGCCACCGTAGACCTCGCCGCGGCAATTCCGCCGCCTTTTGGGAGAAACATAATGTCTCGCCCCCTTTATGAGATTGCCGCCGACATCCGGCGGGACTGGAAGAATGTGAATTATGCCGCAAAGCCCTACATTGAGGCGATGGCGGCTCTCCGCACCATCGACGACAAGTATTACTTCGATGATGCCAAGAGTGTCGTCCTGTACTTCCTCGCCAATGCCTCCTCGTGGCGTGGTGACACCGCCAAGCGTATCAAGAAGGAACTAAAGGAGATGTCCAAATGAGGTTAAATGCTTCATCCGACATGATGTCACCCAATGAAGCCGATATTGCTCTTGCTTCCTATGAAGCGGGGCAAATTCGTGCTGCCGAATGGGAAGGATTACTTCCTGTCCCGATCCCCCAAATCTACCTCGAATACGTTGCCAAATGGGCAAAAGAACATTCCCGCCAATACTCCTCGATACATCGGGATTTGTCCATGAGGTCCTACGGTTTCGGCTTCATCGACACTTTCACCAAGGCTGACTAATGCCTAGGGGGATGCCGATCTTTAACCGGGTCGGCATCACCGTATGCAATAGTGCATACGAAAAGGAGACCACAATGGACATGACCAAGTTCTGGATCCTCGTGGAGTTGATGCTCAACGGCTTCAACTACGACGAGAAGGAGGTCTTCATCGGCTTCCTGAAACAGCACCTCGTCGACAAGAACCTCCCCGCCTTGGAGCATCGTATCACCTACAGCTTCAAGTTCTGGGAGCTATTCGATGGTGGGCATCGGCTCCTTGCCATCAAGGAACTGCGGGAACAGAATGCCCCGTGGATGACGCTGCGTCTCGCCGTCGACATCTATGATGGCCTGCAGCAAGCCAAGCAATATTCCAAGCCCTAATGCATAGGGGGGAGGAGGGACAAGTGCCCTCTTCCACCGTATGCAATAGTGCATACGACACGGAGGCAGCCATGAATATGCACCTCGAATATACCGACACCTTCGGCGGAGAACCCAATTATGCATGGGTGACCCGCAAATCCACCGAAATCCCTAAGGGATTCACGGAAAACTCCATCATCCAGCTGGCAAAAGCAATGCTGGGCCTATCAGATGTTTGCTGCGATATCGACGACCACGGCGACACCATCACCCTCTACCCCATTGACCAGAACACGGTCGTATTCATCACCTTTTCGGAGGACTGACCATGTCCGATACCATCACCATCAAGGATCCGGGGCAGCCCGGTGTCCAAGCCGTCTTCCTCAAGGGGCATCTCAGAATGCTCGCCCTCGGCATGAAGCATTCTCGAATGAGCGGCAGGGATATCCTGCTGCGGGCTTCGGCCCTCACAGGCAAGCCCTATAAGAGGGGTCAATATGATGCCGCCATTGCCGACCTCAACGTCATCATCCACGGGTGAAAGGAGAAACCCATGTATCGCTACGTCACCGACGATTTCGATCTCATGATGAAGATCACCCGCAACCTCCTCTTTAACGGCATAGGGTTTCAATGCCGGCAGGAACTGAATGAAATCACGTGGGTCATCGAATTGACAGGAGCCCACTAATGATTTCCACCATCATCAAAGCCGTCGTCGAATTCATCGTCTTCGGCTCCACCATCCTCCTCCTCTGGGTGCTCCTCCACCTCCTCACCATTGACTAACCCCCAACCATTTAGTTATTCGGGAGATTTCCAATGTTTACTCGTAGCGAAGCATGGGATCTTGTCGGTGGCCTCTCGAAGCCCGGCAAGATGCCTTGGTGGTCCTACTCCATCCCTGCCGTGATGTGCAAGACGGGAGCCAAGCTGGCCAAGATCCCCGGCACCGTTTGCCACGGCTGCTATGCCCTCAAGGGATCATACCGGTTCCCCGACGTGATCAATGCGATGGAGCGCCGCTTGGCGTCCCTCAAGGACCCCCGCTGGGTCGATGCAATGTCCTTCCTCCTAAATGATCTTGCCGGGTCCAAGCCCCGCCATTTCCGGTGGCACGATAGCGGGGACCTCCAGAACCCCTCCCATCTTCACAAGATCGTGAAGGTGGCCCGCCTCACCCCCACCATCCAGCATTGGTTGCCCACCAAGGAGAAGAAGATCATCCAGGATTATGTCGGCCCCATCCCCGACAACCTCACCATTCGCCTCTCGGCATACAAGCTGGATGAAGTCCTCCCCGGCAAGCAATTCGTGACATCGTCGGTGTCCACCACCGGCAAGCATTCTTGCCCCGCCTATTCCAACAATGGCAAGTGCGGCACCTGCCGCAACTGCTGGGACCGCAACGTCACCCTCGTCACCTACCCCCAGCACTAAGGAGATACCCAATGGATACCCAAGCCGTCGTCAACAAGGTTCTCAAGCACCTCTGGGATCAAGGGAGAGTCAGCCACGAGCCCTACGTTGGAGGCTGCGCCTATCGGGGCATGGACGGCACCAAGTGTGCCATCGGCATCCTCATTCCCGACGAGATCTACAGTCCCAACATGGAGGGGATGTCCTTCCACCAGTTGTGCCGGCAGCACAATGCCGTGGCCAACCTTCCCGAAATCCAAGCCATCAAGCAGGTGGGTGAAGTCCTGCAACAACTGCACGACAGCCTCCAAGGGATGCCCGATTTCCGAAAGCGGCTGCGTAATCGTGCCCAAGCATGGCTTTCCGACTACGGTCTCACCGTCAGCCTTCCCACCGAGGAGTGACCTACAGGAGAACCTCTATGTGCCACGTCGAAATCCTCACCACCGCAGGGTGGGAGCCCTTCGCCTTCGATGGCGAAAGAAACCCCATTACTTTCACGACATTGGAGAGTGCCCTTACGTTCCTAGTCAAAAGTCATCGTGAATCACTGGAAGCGGTGAAAGATGGGTTCCTCTTGGACGCTATCCCGCTCTCAGAGCTATCCGTAGTCTGCGGTCCCCCTGACAATCAAGTGCGGATCTGGGCAGATGAAGTGGGCGATATCGCAGACGCCAAACCAATTCAGTAAGGAGAACCCCATGTACAGGATCGAAGTCTGCAGCCTTTCCGGCTGGGAGTCCTACGGTTACGACGACTACGACGAGCCCCTCCGTTACCGCACCATGGAGGAGGCTCGCCTCGACCTCTACGAGGCCCACCTGTATTGCCTCGAAGCCGTCGAGGCAGGGGATATGACGGACGCCCCTTTCCTCTCCGATTTCCGCATCGTCCTACTGGACATCGCCGGCAAACCCGTGGTGATCTTCTCCCTTACCGACACCGGCACCGTCGCAACCGCCACCCCATGCTGAGAGGAACCCATGTTTCATTACGACAAGGACCTCATGCTCTGGACCTACCAATCCAATGGCATCCTGGGTGTAGGCAAGAGCCGCACCCAAGCCGAACAGGACTGGTATGTACAACAAATCTACGAATCGTTGGACATAGGAGGACCCGCCGATGACGAGATGACCCTTCTCCGCAAAGCCGCTCTTTCCAACAATCAACCGTGAGGACCCCATCATGAAGTACCGTACCGAAGTCGAGACCTACCGCATCACCTACTCCGTCCCCCTCCCCGAGAAGATCTACAATCTCCGCACCAAATACCCCTTCCCTTTCATGTCCGTGGGGCATAGCTTCCTCGTCCCCCGTGCCAAGGAGCAATCAATCCGCTCTTGTGCTCGGGACTACGGCAAGACCCACAACATGAAGTTCACCTGCAGGGTTGCCCCCGGCGGCATCCGAGTCTGGAGGATCGCATGATCTACCTCATCTCCACCGAGTCGGGGAGGCGGCCAGCCCTCGTGGCAAAGGGTAGCGCCTTCCCCATCCACGAGAAGCCCTTCGGTTGGTGCAGCCCCATCCTCTTGTGGGAGAAGGCCAACCTCCGCAAGCCCTCCTACATCGTCTTCTCCAAGGCCACCGACACCTTCGACATCATCCACAAGATAGGAGACCTCGACTATGACGACAGGCTGCGGGCCATTCGCAATGTACCCGATGCCGCTCGGGACAAGCTAACCGTGCTGGTGTGAACCCAGCCTTCTTGTTTGTCCTTTTCTGGCTCCTAGTTTTCCTTTCAATTTTGTGAGGTTCCAATGCTTATCGACGTTTCCCAGACCCACGAGTCTTCCGGTCTCACCAAACTCTGCGACTTCCAGATCCAGACCAACGGCATCATGGTCAAGGCTCTGACCTCCCGCCTCTACTCCAACCCCATCTCCTCGGTGGTCCGCGAGTTGGCATCCAATGCCCTCGACGCTGCACCCACCCAGCCCATGGAGATCCGGGTGCCCACCGCACTCGACCCCTCCTTCCGCATCCGTGACAAGGGTCCCGGCCTCAGCCGCACCTCGATGGTGGAGGTCTTCACCCGCTTCGGTGAATCCACCAAGCGCCGTGACAACAGCCAGATCGGCGGCTTCGGCCTCGGTGCCAAGTCCCCCTTCGCCATCGCCAACAGCTACACCATCATCTCCTCCCATGCCGGCACCAAGACCACCTACATGGCCAGCATCGGCAGCGACGGGATGCCCGCCCTCCACGAGGTATCCTCCGAGCCCACCAACGACACCGGGTTGGAGATCATCGTGCCAGCCAAGCCCTCCCCCAAGTGGGTCGAAGCCCTCTCCCAGATCCAGTACTTCGAGCCCCGCCCCATCATCACCGGCTGCACCTACGACGGTCCCACCATCATCCACGAGAACCCCCAGTACCTCGTCATCTCCGGGGGCGAACCCTCCATCCTCGTGGGTCCGGTGGCCTACCCCCTCAACACCTCCCACTTCCAGCGGGTCCCGCCCTTCGTCCTCAAGTTCCCCATCGGCACCATCGAAGTGACCGCTTCTCGCGAGGAGATTGTCTACTCCCCCGCCACCATCCAGCTCATCCAGAATGCCATCGACCTGCACCGTCAGGACTACATGACCCTCCAGGATGACTTGGTTGCCAAGTGCACCACCGTCCCGCAGATCTGGCAGATCCTCAAGGGTTCCATCTTCGACAAGTCCTACACCTTCAATGCCCCCGGCGGCAGGACCTACAGGGTGGGTAACCACTACGTGGAGATCTCGGATGCCAGCTACCGGAAGTTCAATGCCTCCGACCGGAAGCGCAAGAGGTGGAATGGCACCTTTGTCACCCACTCCGGGTCCAGCCTCTACTTCTACTCGGAGGACGTGGCCTACCTCGAAGACGACAACCGCAAGATGCAGGAGCGCATCGAGAACACCCTGCGCAACCAGCCCAACTACAGCCCCGGCACCGACGTGTACGTGGTGAAGGACAGGACCCCCTTCGATGACATGGGCCTGCCCATCATCCCCCTCTCTTCCATCCCCACCGCAGCCCCCATCCGCAAGGCCTCCCGCCCCATCGCCCACCGCGTCCTCAACGACCGGGGCACCCTTGTGGTATCCCCCACCCCCTGCACCCACTACCTCCCGGTGACGGTGGTGGACAAGGCTACCTTCTGGCGCGGTGTCAGGCTCTCCCGTGCCATCCACATGGCGATGTGCCGGCGCATCGGAGGCCAGATCGCTCTCATCACCCCTGACTTCAAGGGCAAGTACAACACCCTCAGGGACGCCGCCGCCGAGTGGGAGGCTGCCGCCCAGGTCTTCCTCGACACCGAGGCTCCAGCCCTCGCCCTCTACAACAGCTATCAACAGGTTGACGGTTGGGATACGCCCCTGTATGTAGCCCTCGCTGCCAGCGGGTTGCTCCCTCCCCCTCCACCCAAGCCCGCCAACTTCAACTTTGCCCATTACTACGACGTGCAGGCTTTCTGCTCTGGCTGGGCTTCCTGCAACATCGACTACAAGAAGGAGTACCTGAAGGTTATCCGGGCTAACCCCCTCTTCACCCTACTGGATACCAAGACGTGGGCTGCAGCCGATACTGCCGCTCTCACCCGTATCATCTCCCTCATCAAGTGAAAGGATCTGTCATGTACCCCCATCTCATCACCACCAATACCGTCACCATCATCCGTGACGGCCAGACCTACACCGCCACCTCCGATATGCAGGGCTTCGCTGATGCCCTCCAGTGCATCCGGCAGGGCGAGTGGGATGCTGCCATCGAGCACATCACCCCTCGTGCCACCATCGAGGAGTATGCCGATGGCTCCCTCGTCATCGAGGGTGACAGGCTGCTGCGCAACGGCACCGAGGTGGACCACGTCATGGTCCCGCACATCCTCGCGATGAAGGAGAAGGGCTTCGACATCGGCCCCCTCATGTCCTTCCTCGACAAGGTGCTGCGTAACCCCTCGATGCGCAGCCGCAACCAGCTCTGGCGCTTCGTCGCCTCCAACAACATCGCCATAACCCCCGATGGTGACCTCCTCTTCTACAAGAAGGTCACCGACACCTACTACGACGTGCATACCAGCCGCACCAACTGCTACAAGGTGGGCACCACCCACACCATGCCCCGCTCCAAGGTCGATGACGACCCCGAAAGCACCTGCTCCACCGGCCTCCACGTCTGCTCCTTCGAGTACCTCCGCAGCTTCGGTGGGCAGCGCACCATGCTCTGTCAGGTGGACCCCGCCGACGTGGTCTCCGTCCCCATCGACTACCAGAACACCAAGGTCCGGGTTTGCCGCCTCACCGTAGTCAAGGAGGTCGCCAACCCCAAGCCCCTCGACACCGGAGTGTACGACGACTCCATCCCCTTCTGACCACCTCGGTCCCCTCATCCCAGTGGTGGGGGGACCACCTTCCCAAGGAGAACCCCATGATCCCCAACACCCCCCAGGAAATCTTCGACTACGTCATCCAGCGTCTCCTCGAACAGGGCAAGCGCAGCATGACCGGGGAGGAGGGCTGCAAATACAGGGGCGACGGCGGCACCCGCTGCGCCCTAGGCTGGCTCATCCCCGATGACCTTTACCGCGCCGAGATGGACGACTTTCACTGCTCTTGGAATGTGCAAGATCTGCTGCGCCATGACATCCCAGCTATTACCGCACTGGGTCATGAGCTAGCCTATGAAATTCAACGTGCCCACGACCAAGCATCGGATCACATCCCCGGTCTCTTCAAGACCACCCTCTTGGAGAACATGAAGGATGTTGCCCTTCGCCGTAACCTCGCATGGAACTTCTGAGGAGAACCGCCATGACCGAATCCGAATTCCGTAACCGTGCCCTCGACATCTGGGAAAAGTTTGAGAACATTGATCCCACTTGGCGTTTGGATATGCTGGCTCGCATACTGGCTGCCGAGATGGCCGGCATCGTGCCCCCCGCTAGGCACGGAGAATTTCTTGCTGCCCACAACGCAGCCGTCCTCCAATACATCAGCTACCTCACCCTGCCCCAACAAGGAGATACCATAAATTGAGCGCCCTCTTTTCCATCGACCCCGAGGATCTCACCCCCGAGCAACTCGAAGAGTGGATCCGCAAACTCACCTCGACCCTCGAACGCTATAGGAAAGCCCGTGGAAACGACGTACCACCTGTACCAGAAGCACCAGCAGAAGGCGGTTGACCTCGAATGGGAAGGCAAGTATGACGAAGCCTTCCGTCACTACCGCATCGCCGCCGAATTCAAGAAGCGCCATGATGAAGGAGACCTGCATGAACCCGCTTTCTAACAAGTTCAACCTGCCCCAGCCCGTCGTATCCGCCCTCGCCAAGGACGACTACGACATAGGGGATGCAGACATCTCGGTGACCTCCCTCTGGAAACCCCCGCAGATGGTGCGCCTAGCCAAGGCCCACTCGGGGGACATCCAGCGGGACGCCTCCGACTACCTCATGAACCTCTTGGGTAGCGCCTTCCACCGCTTGCTGGAGGAGGCCGACGTGGAAGCCATCGTGGAGAAGCGGCTCTTCGCCTCTCGCCACGGTGTCACCATCAGCGGCAAGTTCGACCGCCTGTTGGTCGACCAGCAGATCCTCCAGGACTACAAGGTCACCTCTGTCTCCCGCTTCCAGAAGCAACTGGTGGAGTCCGATTGGGAGAACCAGTTGAACACCTACGCTTGGTTGCTGCGCCTCCACGGCATGGAGGTCAAGGCCATACAGGTCATCGTCATGCTGCGCGATTGGGCCAAGTTCCTCTCGGTGCGTGACGTTACCTACCCCAGCCTGCCCATGCAGGTAGTGGACATCCCGGTGTGGACCCACGACGTAGCCGAGGAGCGCATCTCCCAGCGCATCCTCTACCACCAGAGCAACCCCGAGTGCAGCGCCGAGGACCGCTGGTACAAGCCAACGACCTTCGCCGTCATGAAGGAGGGGCGCAAGTCCGCCGTGAAACTCTTCAACTCCGAGGAGACGGCCACCGCTTTCATCTCCTACCAGAACGACAAGGGAAAGCTCTATGTCCAGAAGCGTGAAGGTAGCAACGTCCGTTGCGCCGAATACTGCGAAGCCGCTCCTTGGTGCCCCCAATGGCGGGCGCTTGACCCGCAGGGTGGTAGCGGCAATCCAGACCCTGGGGAGTGACTTCACTGCCACCGAGCTAGCAACCTTCACGGGGATTGCCCGGCCCGCTGTTGCCATCCGCATCCAGAACATGGTTGCCAAGCGCCAGTTGGAAGCGGTATCCCTACGCAACAACGAAGCCGTCTACGCCATCCGCTACCTCCGACCCCCCTCCGACCCGGAGGCTGCCCTCGCCAACCTCATGAGGAACCTACGCTATGAAGACCACGTTCCGAAACATCGACGGCAGCATCTTCCGGGGCCACAAGCAACTCATGGTTGTAGTCTCGGTGGAGTGCAGCCCCGCCCTCCGAAATGAAGTCGTCGAAGAACTCATCGCCATCCTAAACAAGAGGAGAAAGAACCGTGGCAAGAAAGAAAAAGATTGACTTCAACAAGCTGCTTGTGCCAACAACCCCCCTCGACCCGCTGCCCTTGGCCACCGCTGTCGAGGAGTACCTTCTCACCATGCATCGCCACCTGCAACAAGGCACCCTCCAATTCTCTTTTGCCAGCGAGGGTGAGGCCCGCCTCGTAGCCCGCCTCCTGGGTGTCATAGAAGCGGAGTGCGATAAACTCCTTACCGTCACACGGGAGAAAGACTGATGGACCACCTCGATGTCATCGCTGCCATATGGGCAGTCAACGAATACCCCCACAAGCCATGGCACCTTCTCTCCGAGGAGGAGAAAGGGTGGTGGCGGCAGGATACCGCCGCTGTTCTCGCTGCCCTCAAGGCTGCCGGTTACCATCTCATCAAGGAGGAACCCCATGAACCAGTATAGCTACGAGCAGTACTGTCGGGAGACCGACGCCCATCGCGAGCAATGCTCCGCCCTCCACTGCTACGAGCGCATCGAGAAGGCCCAGGCCAAAGCCAAGAAGGAGATCCTTGCCATCTTGGTGACGCTGCGCGAAGCCATCCTTGACGAGGCGCAGGAGCGGATGGTACTCCACCTCGCCGATGACAAGTCCCCCGAGGACATCATCCACGACCTCGTCCACGAGGAACTCTGGGAAGTCGTCAACCGCATCAAGGAGGAGGCCGGCCTATGACCAGAACATTCCGAACGCTGCAAGCCATGCGGAAGATGCGTATCGAATATATCGATGACGCCATCGATGACATCATCCGCATCCGCGCCCACAACGAGAAGATGCTTGCCCACTCCGTGGACCTGGAGCGCATGATCGCATTTGGCGTGGCCAACAAAGAGGATCTCCTAGAAGTGGTACGAGCCATGCGCGAGGAGGATGGGCGATGAGCGAAATGACCGAAGCGACTTGGAGAAAAGGCAAACAAGTTCTTCGCGGGCGATGGTGTTGGCACGAGCGTAGCGAAAGCTTTACTGTCGAGATTGATAAGCGGGACGCTTTCACGGGAGCGGCTACGAGAAGCTTCATGGTTGTGGGCAAAACCCCCGAATGGTACGGGTGGAAGCTAATGAGGGATGAGGAGGAGGCCAAGCCATGAGCGAGGACGCATTTATTGATCATATCCTGTCGTTGAAAACGCAGGTGTCTGGCTATGGACAGGAGGTGGATCGCCTTTGCGGCGAGATCGCCAAGCGCGACGCTGAGATCGAGCGCCTCCGCGCCGACCGACGCGAGCGCATCGCGACTGCGTGTCTCGCGGGTATTCTCGCGAACTACGAAAACTCAAACGGAACCTTCAATGGATGCGCGTATGACGCGGTCATGTTCGCCGACGCGCTCATCGCTCGGCTCAACAAGGAGGCCAAGCCATGAGCGACGTTTACTATGAATTCGGGGTCTATGTTCTGCGCGACAGCGAGAACGCAGGACCGACTGGCGCGGAGATGAGGATGGCGGAGGAGATCAAGCGCCTCCGATACATGCTCAAGAGGATGGAGGATATGGGGGTAGATAATGTTTGGAAAGCCCGCTCTGAAGTAGCTTTTGAATTGGAGGAACTGCGCGCCGAAAACGAGCGTCTCCGCGCCCGAGTGATTGCCGCTCTGGAGGCCAAGCCATGACGCTCTTTACCGCCAGCGGCAGCCTGCCACGTCATCAATACGTTTCGGTCTGCGGTGCCTTCATCGGCTTCGGTGCCGACGAATGGTTCCCTGCGGTCTGGTTCGGCCTGCACAGCCATCCTGGCCGCGCATGGGGCTGCACGGTGCTGCTAGAGTCCGGCGCGGTCTACCGAGACCTTCCGCCCCACGCGCTGGCGTTCTGCAGCGACCCCGATCCGTGGACGATCAAGGACGCGCAGGAATGGGACTGCTACGGTTCGCAGTTCTCGCTCCACACCTACGACTACCTCGACGGCCTCGGCGCGATGGTGCGCGCGGCTGACGCCGAGCTGGGCGCGGAGTACCTGTTCACGGCCATTCCTGTCGGGGACGCCTACACACACGCGCCGGCTCAGGCAAAGGAGTTCATGTTCTTGCGAACCGATGGCGGTCGCCTGACCATCCAGCCAACCAACCGCGTCCTGTTCCGCGACAAGTCATTCACGACCGTGCCGCGATGGCTGCCGCTGCGGCGGTCGGAACAGATCTACTCGTGCGAGTAGCGGTCGCGCGCTGAAGGAGGCCACGCCATGAGCGACGTTTACGAAATCATAGAGAAGCTATCTCGCGAAGTGTGCGAGCTTCATGCCGACAACCAGCGCCTCCGAGCCCGCGTGGCGGTGCTGGAGCGCGTCCGCGCAGCAGCAGACGATTTTTTCGCTTACGAGCGCAGTTGGTATTGGGGAGAGAAATTCAAAGCCCTGCTCGCTGCCCTGAAGGAGGCCAAGCCATGAGGACCACTCTAAACCAGATCCGCGCGCACAGCCCCTGCCAAGACGGCTGGACAAAGCTGCTGCGCGGCTTAGGGAAAACCGCAGCCGACGACGAGATCATCTGGATCGATCAGGTTCTCGACCACAACGGCCTCGACGACGCCCTTTGGTGCCTGCGCGCCGTCGAAAACTGCGACCGCGAGATCAGGCTCTACGCTGTCTGGTGCGCGCGGCGGGTCCAGCATCTGATGACCGATCCTCGGAGCGTCGCCGCTCTCGATGTCGCGGAGCGTCATGCGCGTGGTGGGGCGAGCGACGAGGAGTTGGCGGCAGCGGCGAAGGCGGCGGCGGCGGCGGCGAAGACGGCGGAGGCGGCGAGTTGGGCGGCGAGGTGGGCGGCGGCGGCGGCGAGGTGGGCGGCGGCGGCCCGCGACACCGAGCGCGCCGCTCAAGCCGAGGAACTGCGTCGAATGTGCAGCGAGATGAGGGAGGCCAAGCCATGAGCGACGACACTCCCAAGCTAGCCGAGATCCGTGAGCGGCATAAAAAGGATGCACGATGGCATTGCGGCCCATCGATGATCTGCCCTCAAGCTCACGACGACCGTGCGTTTCTGCTGAACGAGATCACCCGCTTCCGCGCCGGTCTCCAAAAGATCGTGGATGCCGACGGCTTCTGGGATGCACCCTCCCTGGCTCGCGACCTCCTCGAAGGAAAGGACGTAACATGACACACCAGGTTCCCCCGCGGGTGCGCCAAGAGAAAGCCATGTTCGCCGCAGCCAAGGCCAACTACAAGGGAGTCTTCCCCGACGTTGACCCCCTCATCCAGCAACTCGGTGCCATCCTTGCCGACGACGCCGGCTTCCTGCTTGACACCTGCAGGCGCGCCGGTATACACCGTCAAACCCTCCGCAAGTGGCTACGCGGGGATCGCACACCCAACCTCCTTGACTTCCACTCTGTCCTGCTGGTAGCAGGATACACTCTCCGCATAGAAAGGAATGAGACATGATCGAGATCCAGAACAACCTGCCCATCCCCCCGCGCCGGGGCCGCCCCATCAAGTACCCTCTTGACCTCATGCAGGTGGGCGACTCCTTCTTCGTAGCAACCCAGGTGCGCTCCACCCTTAGCAACTCCATCAATCGGTGCCGCAAGAAGCTGGGCTCCAGTTTCACGGTGCGCACCGTCGAGGAGAACGGCGTCCGTGGCCTGCGGGTGTGGCGCGTGGCCTAATGTGGGATGAGCGCTTCCTCGCCCTTGCCCACCACATCTCCACGTGGAGCAAGGACCCCAGCACCAAGGTTGGCGCAGTCCTCGTGGGCACCGACAAGCGGCAGGTGGCCCTGGGGTACAACGGGTTCCCCGGGGGCGTACTCGACTCCGCCTCCCGCCTCAACGACCGGGACATCAAGCTGCGCTACACCATCCACGCCGAGCGCAACGTGCTTGACAACGCACACTTCCCCACGCAAGGTGCCACCCTCTACGTCACCCACCCGCCCTGCTGCAACTGCGCTCTCTCCATCATCTCGAAAGGAATCCACCGTGTGGTATCATCTCCAATGTCTTCCGAGTTTGCTTCGCGATGGGGCGCGGAAGCTTTCCTCTCACGTGACCTCTTTCGCGAGGCGGGCGTGGTATGTAACTTCTGACGAACTCATCCCGTGGGCGGCGGCCATCCTCATCGTCGTCTCCCTCGGCGCTTCCCTCGTCCTCCCCGTCCTCGCTGGTGTGTGGCTATGGCAGCAGATTACAAACTGAAGACCCCCCTCGGCCCGCACCCCGCCGGCACCCCCATAAAAGTTGTTGACCCCCACGGTTACGACCTGCTAGGTAGCATCTACGACATCATCCTCCCGGATGGGTCGTCCTCTTGGGCCTACGATTATGAAATAGATTGGAGCCAGACATGCCATCCTTCCTCAACCACCCAAACCAGAAGCGAGTGAAGCTTCTCCTCCTCGGTGACCCCGGGGCAGGGAAGACCGGACTCATGGCCACCTTGGCCAACAAGGACTACAAGGTCCGCATCCTCGACCTCGACAACAACCTCGCCATCCTCAACGCCTACCTGCAGGAGGGCAAGGGTAGCAACGTCTCCTACTACAGCATCCCCGCCAAGGACCCCGACTCGTGGAAGAAGTCCATTGCCCTTACCACCCAATGGAAGCTTCCTGAGGAGGACCTCGGTGATCTCACCACGTGGGATAGCAACACCGTGCTCGTCGTCGACAGTGCCACCTTCTGGAACGATACCTGCATGTCGCAGGTCCTCAAGGAGAACGGCATCTCCGACGACAAGGCGGGCTTCGACCAGTCGATGTGGGGCGTGATGAACAAGCGCTTCGAGAACCAGGTTGCGCGCCTCACCAGCGACCGCTACAACTTCCACCTCATCCTCATCGCCCACATCCGCCTCATCGAGAACAAGAAGACCGGCGGTCTCATGCGCGCCTTCCCCTCCTTCTTGGGGCAGCAGCTTCCCAACGTCGTCGCGCGCTACATGAACAACGTGTGGCTCGCCTCGCGAAAAGATGGAAAGCCGGTCTTGCACACGCAGACCACTCGTGATATGGGTTACCTGAAATGCAGCGCACCCCACCGGGTGCAGGCAGAGGCACCATTCGATCTGGGTGCCATCTTCAAGCAGATCGAATCGTAAAGGAGAATCGAAAATGGACTTTTGGAACACGACCCCCGGCGACATCGAGGACATCCGCGACATCCCGCCGGGCAAGTACCTGGCCTACGTCTCGGGCTACCAGATTGACGCCGCCGAGGACAAGCCCTACGTCGTCCTCGAATTCAAGGTGCGCGATGCCCTCTCCGGCCAGGACATGACCGGCGTGGAACTCAACCGCCCGCTGCGCACTGGCCGCATGTACTTCACCCCCGCCGCCAAGAAGTACACCAAGCGCAACCTCAAGAAGCTCTATCCGTCCCTCGCTGACGGCGTGGCGTGGAAGGAGCAGTTCGAGAACATGGTGGGCCTCGAAGCCGTCATCGTGTACGCCACCACCAAGGGGTCCAACGGCAAGGACTACACCAACGTCGTGGACTTTGCGGCGGCGTAATCGGGGTACCTGAGGCTACCCCGAAGGGCGTGTGGTGGCGCCCTCAAGGAGACACACGCATCCCTGCACCTCAGGGCCGTGATGCACCTGTCTCCACCACCACCCCTCTCCCACCATAGCTGCGGTGTGTAGTTGAGGGCGAGTGGCGGCGTCCAAGAGCAGCAAGGCAGTACTTTACACCGTAGCTTCGCGTTAGGGGGTACTGCCCACCGCCACCTCAATTCCCCGGAGATACCATGCTTGTCCTCCTCGACTATCCCAGCATCCAGGATCTCAAGGAGGGCAAGCTCCTCTCCGGGTACCCCGCCGCCCTCTTCGAGATGGCCGCGCGCTATGCCGACCTCGGCCCCCACGAAATCCATACAGTCTTCCCCGACCTTGCCCCCTACGGCAATCCCAACAACTTCTTCCACAAGAAGAAGGATTGCCCCCTGGATGACGCCGGCAACCCGCGCCACAAAGCCGGCATCCTCAAGGGCAAGTATCTCCCCCACTACCAGAAGGCGCGCGAGGTGGCCAAGGGCCACAACCTCATCCTCGCCATGGGTGACTTCTCCTTGTGGTGCCTGACGGGGGAGAACCTCTCGGACCACCGGGGCAACATCCTCTACTACGACAACGGCATCCGCGTCATCCCCACGCACAACCCCCGCGCCATCGTCAAGCAGCAGGGCCTCCTGCCCGTGGTGGCCATGGACATGCGCAAGGCGTGGCAGGAATCCCTCAAGCCCCGCAGCACCTTCCCCCGCCGACGCATCCACATCGTGGAGAGCGTAGCCGACATGGATGCAGCCGTGGCCGACATCTTCAAGGAGGGACAGTTCGCCTTCGACATCGAGACCTCGCGGGGCCAGATCACCATGATCTGCTTTGCCCCCTCGCCCACCAAGGTGTACGTCCTGCCCATCTGGTTCCCCGAATCCTTCTGGGATCTCGAAACCGAAGTGGCCATGTGGCTGCGGGTCCAGAAGCTGATGGCTTCCCCCCTGCGCAAAGTGGCGCACAACGCCGTGTATGACTTGACCTATCTCATCGAGATGGGTATGAAGATCCGATATCCCGTAGAGGATACGATGCTGAAGTCCCACTCCAACGAGATCGAGTGGCTCAAGTCCCTCGGGTTCCTGGGCAGCATCTACTGCAACGAGAAATCATGGAAGCTGATGCGCGTCGGAAAGGTAAAGGACAGGAACAAGAAGGATGAGTAAGCAGCGCGTCAACTCCCTCCTCCATCCAGACTTCGACTCCTTCGCGTACAACCTTGCCCACGAAGATACCGACCGGACCCTCACCCCCGAGAAGAAACTGTTGCTGGCCGTCATCGTGCAAGCCGTGGACGACGCCACCAACCCCAATGCCAAGCCCCGGGATCGCAAGTCGGCCCGCGACATCATCTTCTCCTCCAAGCCCACCGAGCTAAAGGGGATGTGCGCCATCTTGGGAATCGACTACGACTACTTCCGCCGCGCCGTCCAGCGCATGATGGACGAGGGCCGCACCATCAACCGCAAGATCATCTATGATTGAGTACAAGCCGTCGTCCCTCCTCTTCGTCACCTTTACCTCGGAGGGCATGACGGCCAACGTGGTGGTGGACGGCAACCTCACCCGCATTCCCCTTGCGCGCAGCCACGCCCTCGCCCTCCTCATCCAACTCTCACACGCATTGGAGTTCGACCTTGCGTATCATCGAGACGGACAACCTGCCCTCAATGGACCTTGCCCTCCAGCAAATGGTCTATAATGGGCTCGACGGCCTAATGACCATGGAGGTCGATGCCGCCCTGCCTCACTCCCCCACCTACGAGTTCGAGCGCTCCCTCCTCCCCCTCGTCCTCGAAATGATGGAGCGGGGCATCCTCGTCGACACCGAGAAGCGCGACGGCATGGTGGCTCACCTCCAGGGTCGCCTTGATCGCATCGAGCAGAACTTCGACGCCCTCTGCACCGGGGTGTGGGGCAAGACCTTCAACCCCCGCAGCTACCTGCAGCTACAAGATCTCCTCTATACCCGCCTCTTCCTCCCCCAGGTTATCGTCTCCAAGAAGGGCGAGAAGAAAGTATCCACCGACCGCGACGCCTTGGAGCGCCTGCACCGGGAGTACTCGCGGGCCATGCCCGTCACCTCCCACCTCCTGAAGATGCGCGACCTCGAAAAGACGGTGGAGACCCTCACCAAGAAGCTCTCTCCCTCGGGGCGCTGGCATGCCAACTTCAACATCGCGGGTACCGACACCGGGCGCTGGTCCAGCAGCGAGCATCCCTTTGGGATGGGCTCCAACCTCCAGAACATCGACGACTACATCCGCCGCATCTTCATCCCCGACCCCGGCCACATCTTCTTCAACTGCGACCAGCAGGGCGCCGAAGCTCGCGTCGTCGGTTACGTGGCGGGGGACGAGAACTACATCAAGGCCATCGAGTCGGGGGACGTACACACGATGGTGGCCGCCATGGTCTTCGGGTTCGAGCCCCGCCGGGAGTTGGCAGACCGCAAATATTACCGCGAGATGTCCTACCGCGACATTGCCAAGAGGGCCGCGCACGGTTCGAATTACGGGGGCAGCGCCTACACCATCGCGCGCGTCCTCAAGGTGGAGACCAAGCTCATCGAGGAGTTCCAATCCAAGTATTTCCGCACCTTCCCCAACCTCAAGAAGTGGCAGGTCTGGGTGGCCCAGCAGGTACAGACGGAGCGCCACCTAGTCACCCCCTTTGGCCGACGCCGCAACTTCTGGGAGAACCCCCGCGACGACACCACCATAAGGGCGGCCATCGCCTACGTGCCCCAGAGTACCGTGGGGGACATGACCGCGCGGGGCCTCCTCGCCATCCGCCAAACCCTCCCGGAGGTGCAGATCCTCAACAACATCCACGATGCTGCCTTCGGCCAGATCCCCCTCCACCTCAAGGACACCCTGGTGCCCCGCATCGTGGAGGCGCTGACATTTCCCTTGCAGGTAAAGGACATATGGGGTAACATTCGGGAGATGACGATCCCGTGGGAATCCCAAACTGGGATGAACTGGGGCAAGCGCAAGAAGGACAACCCGGATGGACTGGCCTGACTACCTCGGCAGCAAATTCCACAGTGAGCGGCTAGCCTCTTCCATCCGGGCGTACTGGAGGAAGCGCGGCCACGAAGTCAAGGTCTGGGTCGAAAAGGAAGGTACCGTCTATGTCATCCGCAGCACTCTCCAGTTCACGTTTCCGTTTGCCCAACCGGCGCGAAAGCACCGTTGAGGAACTCCTCTTCAACGGGGAGCGCTACCACCTCTCCTACTCCACCCTCGGCGGGAAGGTGTGGGAGGTCTTCATCTCGGGGCCCCGGGCGGGCACGGACCTCTATGCCATTTGCTGCACCGCCGCCACCCTCGTATCCCTCGCCCTCCAGCATGGGGTGCCCCTCTCCGTGATGCGCGAAGCAGCGCTGCGCGACAAGGAGGGTAATCCCGTAGAGATCGTGGGAGCCGTGTTGGATGTCCTCTCCAACTCTGGGGCATAGGCCCCTCTACCTCCCCAAGGACAAGCCTACGCGCATCCAGCGCAAGGGCATCCTCTACGAGAAGAAGGTGGTGCGCCACCTGGCTGAGGGGGGCAACCTCGACACCTTCATCATCCACGGCCAATGGATCTACTGGGACAAGGCGGTGTGCCAGCCCGACATCATCGTCGTGCCCCCCAAGGGTCCCGTCGTGGTGGTGGAGGTGAAGCTCACCCAGAAGCGCAACGTGGAGAAGAAGCTACGCGAAGTCTACGGGGTTGCCCTCCAGCACATCTTCGCCGGGCGTAGCCTCTCCTACTGCCAGATCTACAAGAACCTCGACGACGGGGAGCCCTTCTCCCTCGACCCGTGGGACATCCTTACCCTCAAACCCTTCGAGTATGGAGAGATACAATGGCGCTGAATGAAATGCTGGAGATCCTCAATGAGTGGCTGCAGGATAACACTGCGGAGCCCACCCACCTGGAGGACATCGTGCAGCTTCTAGAGGTTATCGCAGAACACCTGCGGGACCTCGAAGGCAACTAACCCAGGAGAAGCTGGAGTTTCACCGATTCCAGTATCCCCGCCATATGCACGGGGGAGATGAGGCCGGCGATGGTTCCAAAGGAATCGTTGTCCTTCGTCATCCCCACCACCACGAATCCCTCCAGGTTCCCCTCGGCCACCAGCTTCTGCAACTCCGCGAGGGCCTGGGTAATCTCCGGCATGCCGGTGTCCCCCTCCTTGGCGGGGCGCATCCCCTCGGGTATGGGCTTTGCCCTGAAGTCCACGATGTCAGCCACGCTTGATCTCCTTCAGCATCTTCTTCGC